TCAGTATATGATATGTTACCACTAGAGTCTGATGTTGTAAAAGAAGTTTGACCTTCGGTAGCTGTAAACAAATACCGTGTTCTTAAACCTGAAGGTGTTCTTCCAATATAAGCCATTACTCTGCTTCCTGTATTGTTAACTCGCCAGCTTCTACCTGTCGCATAATTTCTGCGTAGTGTTCATTGCCAGCATTTATTGGGACATAACATTCAACACCATTAATAGTTGCTTTAATAGTGTCTTGATTGCCAAAAATATCTATTACGTATTGTGCTGATACAATTTCCATTTTATATCTCTGATTCTGCTGTAAATCTATATTGTAAATAACCATACCCAGTAGTAGTTGGTGCAGCATATGCTTCAAAACTATTAATAGTTATATTATTAATTGTTGGTGCAGCAGCGGCAAACCTAGCAGCACCTACATATATTGGTGTTATAGTAGGCGTGTCTCTCATAGGTGTGTGTAAAAAAATTGAATCAAACTCATAGTAACCACCAGCAACAACCTGACCACCGCCAATAGTTCTTGTCCATGAAGTTTGGTAATATCTTTGACAACGATTTGTTTCTTCTGCTATGCCTACATACTCAAATTCAGTAGCAACCTCTCCTACTTCTAATTGAAAACCTGTTACTTTAAATGTGGCATTAAGTGTTCCATTTAAATTTAATGTTTGACCATAAGCTAATCTACCAGCCGAATAAACATCCCAAGAAGTATTATCGGTTGCGTTATAAGTTGAGCCAGCGCAGGTAAAAAAGGCAAATGCTAAAGCAATCTCATTGTTACCTGCCAAAGTAGCTGTTTGAAAACCAGGGAACGTAATAGTTTTATATTCCCAAGTATCTGCTGTATTGATTGTTACTACAGTTCCAATATTATATGATGTTGCTGCGCCTGCAGTATAAGCAAAAAGACTTACAGAAAAATCTCCAGTTTCAGAAGATTTTACCCAGAAAGATACTGTAACGGGTTTTGCATCTGATGTTCCCCATTTAAGATGTTGTATGTCGTATCCTTCTAATCTTTGGCTAATATATTCATATTCAGTAGCACCAAGCGAAGCATCAGCAGTCGTAACCGTAAGCCCAAAAGAATATCTAAATCCATCTGGCGCATCAGTTGATATTGCTTGAGTAATTGACGATTGATTATTACGGGTGGTTCTCCAGCGGTCTGCTGTTAGATAACCATTTTGAGTGCCACTGCCGTATGAAAAAGAGGTTGTTCTTTGCCAAACCTTCATTGCGCCATTGTAAAAAAGATTCTTACGCCCTGGCTGATTAGGTAATTGTGATAGTTCTCTGGCGTTAGACATTAAGTAATCTCCAGATAACTTGTAGTTATATCAGCTGATAAAGTTGTATCAGATTGTACAATTAATACATCACCAGGTTCAAGACATGTCTTTTGGTCACCACCAATAACAACCAGTGTGCCACCAACAGGAACTGGAGCAGCTTTAACAAGATGGATTTTAGTGCCACCATCGTTAATCTTTACATCTACCAGAATCTGCGAGCTAATAATGTTAGCCACAGTTAGGCCAATAATAGTTGTTGATGTAGCCGTAGGGCATTCGTATACCGATACTTCTGCCGTACCTACTGATGAAGCTGTTGATAGTTTGAATGAATTTGCCATATCGTATTATACCCTAAAAGTTACCCCAAAGCAATAGCAAAGGCTACCGCTGCCCCTGGGTCAGCCGCTGCTGCTACAGCCGATACTGCGCTTACTCTTACCTCAAGAGCAGATACAGTATTAGACACAACAGTAATGCTAGATGTGTTAGAATCAATGGAAGTTTGCAGAGTACTACTGACTGTAGCAATCCGTGTCTCAAGCGTGGCTGACAGAGCCGTAATCAAAGAAGTGTTGGCAGCTACGCTAGTCTGTAGTACAGCAATGGCAGAGGCATTCGCTGCAATAGACACATTGGCTACTGCTATGGCAGAGGTGTTGGCTGCTATGGATGTGTTCGCTACCGCAATAGCTGAAACATTTGCCGCAATGCTTGTGTTCGCTACAGCAATGGCAGAAGTATTTGCATCAATACTGGTCTGTAACGTGCTAGACACGGTAGCAATTCTTGTCTCAAGTGTAGCTGACAATGCCGTTATAAGGCTCGTATTTGCCGCTATAGAGGCATTTGCAACTACTATGGAGGAGGTGTTAGCATCAATCGAAGATTGCAATGTAGAGCTAACTGTGGCAATCCTAGACTCTAATGTAGCCGATACATTGGCAATGCTAGTAGCCAGCGTAGCAGATACAGCAGCTAGGTCAGCATTGGTAGGAACACCAGAGGTAGAAATAATTCTGTCACCAGAGATATTAATATTAGTTCCTGCTGTATATTGAATAGCAGAACTAAACTGAACAAATGTAATATTGGTTGTGCCAAATACAATAGAGGTAGTTACATTACAAACATAAGATTCTCCAGCCCCTGTGTCACCTTCAGAAACAAAGAAGTAAGAGCCAGAGTCTAACGAATCTGGACTACCATCACCAGCAGTGTCTGCATCAGAAGCACGTGTTAGTACCCAGTTAGTACTAGGAGAACCAATAGTTGTAGCTACATAAACACCATTGGTTGTCTGGTCTGTTTGTTCATAAATAAGAATGCGGTCATTTGGTACAACTGTTACTCCATCTACTACAAGGATTGCTTGTGTACCTGCATTGGTCAGTGTTGCGCCTACACCATCTGTACCATTATCATAAGTCGCAGATACTGGTCCTGGCTGTTCAAGTCTAACTGCTTCATGGAAGTGAATAGCACCAGAAGCTAAGTTATCTACATATAGTTTTGTAGCTGCATGTAAGTCTGCCGTAGGTTCAGCATTTAGTGTAAGAAAGCCAGTCATTGTACCACCAGCCAAAGGCAGATGATTAGCAATGCTGGTTGCCATGGTAGAAGATACTGTAGCTATACGTCCTTCAAGGGTGGCAGAGGTAGCAGCAAAGGTAGAAGATACGCCAGCAATACGAGACTCAAGCGTAGCAGACAGTGCTGTGATTAAACTTGTATTTGCCGCAATAGAAGCATTAGCTACTACAATGGCAGAAGCATTAGCATCAATGCTAGTCTGTAGTGTACTAGATACTGTGGCTATACGGCTTTCTAATGTAGCAGATAAGGCTACAACAGCCGAAGCATTTGCAGCAATACTTGTATTAGCTACAGCAATGGCTGATGTATTAGCATCAATATCTGTTTGAAGTGTACTGCTTACTGTTGCAATTCTGCTTTCAAGAGTTGCCGACAGCGCAGTAATAAGAGAAGTGTTTGCTGCTACACTTGTTTGTAGTACAGCAATAGAGGATGTGTTGGCTGCAATGTTAGTCTGGTTTACAGCAATAGCAGATGTATTGGCAGCAATGGCAGAAGCATTTACTGCAGTTACTAATGCTCTAACTGCAGATACTTCGGCACTAACTCCAGCAATTCTAGTTTCTAGTGTGGCTGATAGTGCAGTAATAAGAGAAGTATTAGCAGCTATGCTAGTTTGTAATACAGATATAGCAGAAGAATTTGCAGCAATACTAACATTAGCTGTTGACACAGCTGCCAAAGCTATGTTAATATTAGTCGTTAAGACGTTGGAGGTGGATACTAATGCAGCAGATACAGCATCAATCTCTGTTTGTAATGTAGCTGATAGTTCGCTTACAGCTGATGCAGTAATAAGAGATACACCTGCAACTAGAATACTTGTAGCATTAATTGTTGTAGCACTAATATCTGTAGCTGAAATAGTATTAGCATATAAATTACCAGTTCTTAAACTGCTTACACTTACATCTTGAAATGTTAAGTTCTCTGCCGTAAGATTTGTTGTAATAATATTAGTAGCTGATACAGAATCAGCAGATAGTTCATTTGTCCCTAACCCACCAATAAAAGCAGTAGCAAGAGAAACTTCTCCAGTAATAATTAAGTCGCCATGTACTTTAACTTCATTAGTTGATAGTGATATAGCAGTGTTAGTACCTTTACCATCCTGCACTCTACGAAGCGTACCATCTACACCTTCATTAGAAGCACTACTATTAATCTGTAGCAGGTCTTTATATGTGTTAGCTATTTTTTTGCCTGTTAGGTCTGTCATACTGTGTTCCAATACTTATCTAATAAATCCCACTGGTAGATAGTGGTGTACACTTCTGTAGCATCTTCCCAGTTAATGTTCCTATCATAGTTAGGTTCTGGTCTGGCATTCATAACAAAGTTACTATTGTCACGCATGTCAGGTACTTTGTTTTGTAAATGGTTTACTCTATCATAAGCACCGTCCCAGTCATCAGGACATACCCACAGGCCATAGCTATTTTTCTTTAGCAGTGTACGTCTGTAGGCAAACCCACAAATGTCGCACTCTGCTTTTACAAACTTACCCCTAGCCATCAATCACTTGGTAGCCACGCTGACACAGGCACTGCCGAAACAAGTGCAGGGTAGAGTGGTCTAGCATCCCTAATGTTTTCATCATCCGACACATTTGCAATTCTATTTTGTGGATGACTAAGTAAATCAAACTTACCTTCGTAGTCTTGTGGGCATACCATCATACCGTAGCTATTTTTCTTTAGTTCACGCAGTGAATATTGAAAGCCACATATATCACAGATTGCTATTGCCCGTCTTGCCATTATACAAAGTTAATCCTTGGACGCATATAAATACTTGCACGTTCTTTATCTTCTTCTTGCGCACGAAGCAGACGCTCTTCATACTCTTGCTTTAACATTTGAATACGTCCTGCATCTACACCAGGTCTTTTCATTGACATGAAGTATGCAGTCCCTGCAGTTAGGCAAGGCAAGAATCTACGTGATACATCAGCAGTCTGGCTTGAGCGAGACACATCCTGAATGTAACGTACTACTTCAAACTTAATTGTGTCTGTGCTATTCTCTGGTACAGGCCACAGATACACAGTGGCAGTGTCTCTACCACGGCGTACAGCAAACTGTGTAGGCCTACCAGTCTGTCCTTTGCGTGGAACTTTCATATACTCTTCCATGCTGATACGCTCAAGCTGTAAGTCAATACCACTACGATTAACTACTGCTTCAAGCACATCAATGTTTTCTGCACCAAGCGTATAAGATGTAACGCTGGTAGTGACAGTAACTGCCGTAGTTCCAATAGTCCACAATTGAATACCACGGTTCTGCCAGTCCTGTAGTAGTAGGTTGATTGAACGTCTAGCAGACCGAGGCTCTTCACCTAGGGTAGCCTCACCGCCAATCATCTCCATAGCTTCTTGGATTACTTCATCAATATCCATTGAGAAACTATATGTACCTGATGTTGCCATTACGGTCTCCTTGCTTTTTTCTTGCGACCAGCGCAGTGAGCCTTTTGACTAAAACCTCTTGGATTTGTACAGTCAATAGACTTTTTACGTTTCGTGGACCACCTCCTTTTCTGTGGGGGACGGCTCACTTGCTTGCTGGTCATACTTCTATTAATTGCCATTATGCTATCTCTATATAACCAAATACTCCCAATACACCAATTAATCCTAACGCTAACCCTATTCCTACTTTAATTAGAATTTCTTGTATATGTTGTGCCTTTATCTGTGCTTGTCGTTTTTGTTCAGCTATCGCTGCTTTTTCTTCCTGTAATCTCTTGGCTCTTTCATTTACAATCTGTTGCCAAGTACCGTTTCCAAACCGCATATCTATTAACATAGACATTTCATACAACTGTTCTTGTGCCAGCTTTGCATCTATTATATCAGATGCTACTGATTTATGCGAGGAAATAATTCCCTTACTTGAGAACCTTTCTTTCTGGATTTGCTGCTCACCTGCAAACAATCCATCAATCGCCCCTGCAATTTCGCCTATATCTCTAACAGTTTCTATATTAGACTTGATAAATTCTACAGACTGTTTAACAAGTGCTATACCTGTTAGCACCGTAGTTATAGGCTCCATTCTTTTCCTCTCTCTCTAAAAAGAAACTTACCACTTAACTTTATGACTCCAATATTTTGCACTTAGTTTTGTAGTGGGCTTACCCTGCGCATTGTGCCTAGCATAGTAAGACTTCTTACGTGCCTTATCTTTAGCTGTTGTAGGAGCCTTCCCTGCTCCCTTAACACCCTGTTGCCCAAACCGTACCAGCTTTACCTTATTTCCTTCTTTAGCTAGTACTGCATGGCTTTTAGTTTTGTGTCCTGGTGTGCGTTTAGGTTTATTGTAACCAGCAAACTTTTCACCTCTATAATCTATTGCCATTACTTCTTCCTATACTTCTTTACTTTTTGTGCTACAGCTTTAGGTTGTCGTACAAACTGTTTTCCCTGTTTAGTTCCTTTTCTTTTTGCTGCCGTTGTTGACGCATACTCTGACGATGAGAGTGCCTTAATAGCCTTTTCTGGTAAGTAGCGTTCCCCTGTCTCTGAAGACTTCTTCCCACTCTTAGTTCTCCACTTCTGCTTTGTCCAAGACTTGAGAGACTTCTGTGATTTCTTCAGTGCCATTAGCTTTTGTATCCTCCACCTTTAGCTTTGTATTCTTTAGCCAGCAGCTGCGCCTTTCTTGCTGACCACTGACCTGGGTTACCGCCTCGACTACCTGATTTAATTTGCTCGAACAGCCGTTTACGTAACGTGGGCTTGGTATAGTTACCAGCTTCATTAACCTTGCTTTTTCCTTTTACGCTCTGCGCCTTTGACTTTGCCTTTGTT